TTTTAACATGGCAATTTTTAACATGTGTAAAATCTTCCAAGTGTAAAATTACTCTATCTAGTTTCCTGTGGATAACTCCTTTATCAGATTTTCCTTTAAGTAAGTTTTATAGCTCTCTGACATGGGACAGTCTGAGAAAAATCTCCTAAATTCTGTCCCATTCCCTCTACCGTGACTAATTCTCACAGATAACAAGTATCCACATTGCTCTAGTATCTTAAAGTGTCTATCCACTGTTCTCCTGCTGATATTCAACCGCCTAGCAATTTCCTCAGGGTACACAACCCAGTCAGGCTTATTGGTCAAAATTACCGTCAATATGCCTATTGTTGCTGGTTCAAGCCTGCTGTCTTGAGTGAAAGCGTTATTGAGTGATGTGTAGTTTTCGTGAGTGTTCCTGATTATGTACTGCATACCTCATATTGTGTCCCCTCTCTAAAATTCTTGGCTGTGTGCACCTAAAATGATGTTGTAGTATGAATGTCCAGCAGGGATTGTGTATCCTGACAGATTGTCAACCTGTGAGCCATCTGCCATGATGTTTATTATCCGTGGTCTCCATTCCTTTTTTTGTGATTTCATGGTATAATTACCTCATAAAGTATTTTTCTAGCTCTCAAATGGATTAGCCGTCTTTTGAGGGCTTTTTTGTTAGCTTGTCAAACGTTCCTGATTTAGAAACTTGTTAATAAAGTACTGTTGACCCTTACCAGTGACAAGTGGTGTCTTGCTAACTGTGATGTGGCCGTCAGCGTGTGTGATACTGGTCTCTTTGACTCTGATGAGCCCCATCTCTACGCTCTTTTGTGTAGGCATGTTCCAGTCACGCCCATTGCGCTTGATGAGATGCCCATGAGCTCTGAGCCAATTAAATAAGCGATTAGCTCCCATGTCTACCCCATTCTGTTTGAGTAGCTTAGCAAGCTCTCCAACCAGGATAGATGTGTGACTAGCACTGACTGCCTCGGCAAATAGTACCTTAGGACGGTCAGCCTCAATCTTAACTTCTAGCTGATGGACTTTCTTGTCAGCCATGAGTAGGGCTCTTGCCATTATCTTCTCAGGGCTATTAAAATCCTTTTCTACTTGTATAAAGTATTGTCTGACTTGCTTGCCTCGTTCCGTTCGCTGTATCATGGCAATCTCTTTGGCCATGTCTAGCTTGATGATGTGGTCTACTCTGTTATGACCTCCTCGCCCTGTTTGCTGCTCATTTTTGAGAAGCAAAAAATCTTGATTTTCTGCAAAGCCATAGTCAATCATTCGATTGAACCAGTCGGCATATTTTGTCTTGACATCTAAAGCCTCATGTAGTTGTCTACCTGACACCACTGGCTCATGGTTGTCATTAAGTGTTACATTGATGATTTCGTTCATCTGTGCTCCTCTCTTATATGATTTATAATCTTATTGAGATTATAAAAAATTAAACATCAGTAGATGTTACTCCTAAAATATCATCAGTAGATACTCCAAAAAATAACGCTAGACTTTTAAGATGTTTACCGCCAATATTTGACTGGTCTTTCTCCCAGTTACTCACAGATGTTTGTGTGACGCCTAATTGTCTAGCTAACTCTCGCTGTGACATCTTGTTATTTTTTGCTCGCAGCTCTGCGATGGTAATCATGTGATATACCTCCTTTTTTTATTGTTAATGTCATTATATATGATTTTGTATCTCATGTCAACTATTTTTTATGATTTATTTTAATATTTTTTAAAATATTTTTTATTTCTTTCAAAAATATAAAAGTTTTTTCTTATATAATTGATTTATAATCTTGTCTATGATATAATTAAATTATCAAAAGGAGGGCAGAGCTATGAAACAATTAGGGGATAAGATAAGAGAATTAAGAGAAAGAAAAAACATGACGCAGACAGAACTTTCTGAAATTCTAAACATGAAAACATATACAACTGTCTCAAAGTGGGAGAAAAATGAAAATTTTCCAAAAGGGAAAGACTTGAAGAAACTAGCAGAAATTTTCAATGTTACATCTGATTATCTTCTAGGTCTAGCAGATGAAGAAAAAGAAAAATACCATAATGAAAGAAACCATGAGATATTAACAATCTTTAATCAATTAGAAAAAAATAGACAATCAAATGTGATAGATTATGCTACTAGCCAATTAAATGAGCAAGTTAGCACAAAAACCACTACTATCCTAGATAAGTACAAAAATGATGACTATATTATAGACTATGTTGAGGGATTGGTAGCTGCAGGTCATGGAACTTTTCAAGAGGACAACTTACACATGGAAGTCAAGCTCAGAGCTGAGGATGTGCCTGAAAGTTATGACACAATCGCTAAGGTTGCAGGGGACTCCATGGAACCTCTTATAGATGACAATGACCTACTTTTCATCAAGGTCACTAGTCAGATTGATGTCAACTCTATTGGTATTTTTCAGGTAAATGGCAAGAATTTTGTCAAAAAGCTAAAAAGAGATTATGATGGCTCTTGGTACTTACAAAGTCTAAATAATAGCTACGAAGAAATCCATCTAACAGAAAATGACGACATCCGCACAATCGGGGAAGTCGTAGATATTTATAAAGGTTAAAAAAATATGTGCAATCACTGAACCACATTAAAAGCTGGGAGGTAATTTCATGAAAAAATTATTGTCTTTAGGCTTGTTAAGCCTTTCTATTGTCGCACTTGTGGCATGTTCTCAAGGCAAGAGCTCATCTTCTGAGGCTGGCTCAACATCAGAGGTTAAAACTGAGCAGTCAAGTGAGAAAAAAGTACCTACTGAGTATAAAACAGCTGTGACTAAAGCTAAGCAGTATGCTGAAACTATGCACATGTCTAAAGAGGCGATACGTTCTCAATTAGTAGGATATGAGAAATACTCTCAAGAGGCTGCGGACTATGCTGTAGATAACTCTGATATTGACTACAACAAGCAAGCTCTTGAGAAAGCTAAACAATATCAGGAAACTATGGCCATGTCTCCAGAGGCCATCCGTGACCAACTTGTAAAATATGAGAAATTTACTCAGGAAGAGGCAGACAGCGCTGTTTCTAATCTAAATTAATAAAAAAAGACCTCACGCTCACAAAGTTTGGCGGCTTTGAGCATGAGGCATATGACAGGAAAAGATTGTCATGGAGATAACCTCTCATGATGTCTTTTCTTGTACCTATTTTATCAAAAAGGGGGTACAAAATCAATGAAATCAATAAACAAGGTGGCTATTTATGTCAGGGTATCCACTACCTCACAGGCTGAGGAGGGGTACTCAATAGAGGAGCAGATAGACAAGCTAGAGTCTTATTGTAAAATCAAAGACTGGAGTGTCTACAAAGTATATACTGATGGAGGTTTCTCAGGTTCTAATACTGAGAGGCCTGCACTAGAGAGACTCATCAAAGACGCTGACAAAAAGAAATTTGATACAGTCTTAGTCTACAAGCTAGACCGCCTCAGCCGTAGTCAGAAAGATACACTATTCCTGATTGAGGATGTATTCATAAAGAATGGGATTGAGTTTCTGAGTTTACAAGAGAATTTTGACACCTCCACGCCTTTTGGAAAAGCCATGATAGGACTTTTAAGCGTTTTTGCTCAGCTTGAGAGGGAGCAGATAAAGGAACGCATGCAACTAGGCAAGCTAGGGCGTGCTAAGGCTGGAAAGTCCATGATGTGGACTAAGACCTCATACGGCTATGACTACCACAAAGAAACAGGCACCATGACCATCAATCCAGTCCAGTCACTAGCTATCAAATTCATCTTTGAGAGCTATCTATCAGGTAGGTCTATCACTAAGCTCAGGGATGACCTTAATGAGAAATTTCCAAAAGAAAAGCCCTGGAACTACAGAGCGGTCAGAGTGATTTTAGGAAACCCTGTATATTGTGGATATAATCAATTTATGGGAGAAATCTACAAGGGCAATCATGAGCCTATCATATCCAAAGAAGATTTTGACAAGACTCAGAAAGAACTCAAAATCAGACAAAGGACAGTGGCTGAAAACATCAACCCTAGACCATTCCAGGCTAAGTACATGCTCTCAGGTATCGCTCAATGTGGCTACTGCCTAGCGCCTCTAAAGATACTCATGGGGATGTATCGTAAAGATGGGACTAGGCTTGTAAAATATGAGTGTCATCAAAGACATCCTAGAAAGTTGAGAGGAGTCACTACCTACAATGACAATAAGAAATGTGACTCAGGCTTTTATTTTAAGGATGAACTTGAGGCCTTTGTCTTAAAAGAGGTCAATAAGCTACAACATGACTCTGAGTACTTAGAGTCAATCTTATCTGATAATCACAAAGAGGCCATAGACCGTGAAAGCTATCAGAAACAGATTAGAGAGCTATCTAAGAAACTGAGCAGGCTCAATGACCTCTATATAGATGACAGAATTACCCTAGAAGAACTACAGAGCAAGTCAAGCAAATTTCTAAGCATGAGAGCCTTGCTAGAAAAAGAGCTAGAGGATGACCCGGCACTCAAACAAGAGGAAACTAAAAATACTATCAAGCAATCTCTGAGCAAAGGAGACATCTACAAGATGGACTATGAGTCTCAAAAGACCATAGTCAGAGCCTTAATCAAGAAAGTACAAGTCACAGCTGATAGCATTGTTATTAAGTGGAGGATATAGAGAGAGTTTTACTATCCCTCATTTCAAATCA